ACAGACGTTAAATCCGCTCATTTGAGTGCGGCAGGTTCTTACTACGCTGGGCGAACGCGTCTTAAAGGGTTTGTTGTTAGCCCTAAAGCAAGCACCGCCGCAACATTTGAAATTAGAGATGGAGGTTCTTCAGCCGCCGTTCTCTACACAATGGATATTGCAAGCCTTGGAACACCAAATACTTTTTATATTTTGATTCCCGCTGAGGGTATATTAGCTTCTACAGGGCTGTACCTTACGCTTAGCGTTGGCTCTGTTACGGGTATTACGGTGTTCTATGGCTAAGAAAACCCCATCTCTTGCTGTTGGTCGCGGTGAAAAGCTACCTGCTTCCAAGGGAGCGGGTTTGACTGCCAAAGGCCGAGCCAAGTACAACGCAGCAACAGGAAGCAATTTGAAGGCTCCACAGCCCGAAGGTGGCCCACGCAAGAAGTCATTCTGCGCTCGTATGTCTGGTATGCCCGGCCCGATGAAAGATGAAAACGGTAAGCCTACCCGTAAGGCGGCTTCCTTAGCAAGATGGAAGTGCTGACATGACCGAACAAACAGACAACGTAAAAAACGTTCTTGATTTCGTAGCAATCTTCAGCACGTTTGGCGCGTTCTTAGAAATGTTTAATCCACTGTTTGCTCTGATTGGTGCAGTGGTAGGTATTATGCGCATTTACGAAATGGCCACCGGCAAAGAGTTTTATACGCTGTTTCGTAAAAAGAAAGACGAAGATGCCAGCAACAAGTGAAAAACAAAAAAAATTTATGGATGCTGTGGCGCATAACCCAGCGTTTGCAAAGCAGACTGGGGTTCCTCAATCTGTTGGCAAGGACTTCAGCGAGGCCAGTAAAGGCATGAAGTTTGGTAAAGACCGATCAGTTGCAACCCGCGCTGACCGACAGTCAATCAACAATCCTAAAACCAATCAAGGTAAACAGGAACTTTTTAAAAAAGGTGGATCTATGGCAACGAAAATGAACCCCGGTTTTATGGCAATGATGGCCAAGAAAAAAGCTGGAACCGGCAAAATGGCTGCTTTTGAAAAGTCTGGTAAAGATGTCGAAATGAAGGGTGTGAAAGAAGGCTCTAAAGCTGACATGGCAATGGACAAAAAGCAAATGATGATGAAAAAAGGTGGCGCTGCTAAGAAGATGGCTTCTGGTGGTTCAGCTTCCGCTCGTGCCGACGGTGTTGCTGTTAAAGGCAAAACCAAGGGCAAAATGCTTGCCAAAGGCGGCAAAGCCAAAGCTTGTTAATTTAAGGAGTAATCATGGCAAAAGCAAAAGATTTAGCAGCATTGGCTGGCCTTGCGGGTCTAGCTTATGCCATGCGTAACAAAGATAAGGGTATGACCCCTGAAGAGAATGACACATTGGCAAATGCCAATAGAGTCAGTAAGATGTCTGACGATAGCGATACTTTGGCTCGTGTAAACCGTAATATGTCTCCCGGACAGTCGGCGGTAGATGACACCAACGCTGGTGTTTTGAACGCAATTACAGCACCCAAAAAAGTTGAAGATACTAGCAACTACAGTAATGAAAACCGCAGCGAGATTTCTGCATCTAAACCTGTAACAAAATCCGTTCCAAAAAATAAAACAGCTTCTAAATACCCCAGCGGAGTTATGGCCCCACCTAAAGACCCCCGTGAGCTTGAAGCTGGTATGAGCCGTGGCTCTCGCTATAAGCCACCAACCCTAATGAAAAAAGGCGGCACAGTAAAGATGGCTTCAGGCGGTATGACCGCTTCCAGCCGTGCTGATGGTATCGCCACTAAAGGCAAAACACGCGGCAAGATTTGCTAAGGAGAAGTCATGTACGACGATTTGGAAAAGAACAAAGAAGCACCTAAAGAACCCGATGATGCATCTGCTGGACGTAAGTTTGGCAAAAATGAACCTAATGTGCCCGAACAGCTTGGTAGCAGGATTCGTGTTGATGGTAAACCTGTAAAACCAGAGAAAAAGATGGCTTCTGGTGGCTCTGCTTCCAGTCGTGCTGATGGCTGCGCTCAACGCGGCAAGACCAAAGGCACTATGGTGATGTGTGGTGGCGGTATGTCTAGGGGCAAAAAATGATGTCCTCCCGTGGCATGGGTGACATTAATCCGTCCAAAATGCCGGGAAAGAAGACTATCCGCCGTAAGGATGACCCGAACAAGGTCGAGATGTACAAAGAAGGCGGCAAAACAAAATCCAAAGTAAACGAGGCGGGTAACTACACCAAGCCAGATTTACGCAAGCGGATTTTCAACAGCGTCAAGGCTGCGGCAATCGTAGGTACGGGTGCTGGTCAGTGGTCAGCACGTAAGGCTCAAGTGATGGCTAAACGATACAAAGCCGCAGGTGGTGGGTATCGTGATTAAAAAGCCGCAGCAATCACTGAAGGCTTGGGGCGACCAAAAATGGGGAACAAAAAGTGGTAAAAAATCTTCTGAAACAGGTGAGCGATACCTTCCAAAAGCTGCGATTAAAGCTCTCAGTCCTGCTGAGTACGCTGCGACAACCAAAGCCAAACGCGCAGGGAAAGCCGCCGGAAAACAATTCGTAGCCCAGCCTAAAGGCATAGCAAAGAAAACAGCAGGATTTAGATAATGATTTCTTTTATCCAAAAACAACTTGAAGCTTCCGAACGCATGTTTGAACTTATGCACAGAGACCACAAAGAGCGTATGGAACAAATTGCAATGTGGGCGGATATGAATGATAGCCTTATGCGTAAGTTGGAAGAGCGGGACAAAGAAATTCAACGTCTACAAGGTCTTTTAAAAGCGCATGAAACTGCGGAGAAAATATAATGGCTGAAAAATGGATTCAAAAAGCAATTAAGAAGCCCGGCGCATTGCGTGCCGAATTAGGCGTAAAAGGTGACAAGCCCATTCCCGCTAAAAAACTTGCTGCTGCGGCTAAAAAACCCGGCAAGTTGGGTCAACGCGCTCGTTTGGCTGAAACCCTTAAGAAAATGAAGTGACATGGCAAACACCTCCGGCGCATCCAGCTTTAACCTAGACCTCACCGAGTTGGTGGAGGAAGCGTTTGAACGCGCTGGTGGTGAGCTTCGCACCGGATATGACTTGCGTACAGCCAGACGCAGTTTAAACATCATGTTTGCTGATTGGGCAAACCGTGGCATCAACTTGTGGACTATTGAGACCGGCACGATTGACTTTGTGCAAGGCCAGAACACCTACGCCCTGCCCGACGACACGATTGATTTATTGGAACACGTTATACGTACAGGTGCGAACGTAGCCGCAACTCAGGTTGATTTAACTATCACTAGGATTAGCGTTTCTACCTACGCTACGATACCCAACAAGATTCAACAAGCCAGACCTATTCAGGTTTGGATTCAACGTTATAACGGGCAAACTTCGCCGACAGGGTTAACCCTAAGTAGCTCTATTACAGCCACCAGCACAACAATTGCTCTAAATTCTGCGATTGGCTTGCCAGCCGCTGGTTTTGTAAAGATTGACAACGAGATCATTAACTATAGTTATATCTCAGGGAATACCCTATATAACTGTTTCCGTGGGCAGCAAAACACAACTGCTGCAAGCCATACAAGTACAACTGCTGTTTATTGGCAACAAGTACCCGCGATCACCGTTTGGCCTACCCCAGACAATGCACAGCAATATCAGTTCGTGTATTGGCGCTTGCGACGTACCCAAGATGCAGGTGGCGGTGTCAATATCATGGATGTGCCTTTCAGATTCTTGCCCTGTATGGCGGCTGGCCTGTCGTATTACATCGCTGGAAAGATTCCAAATGGCGCAGAGCGCATACCATTCCTTAAGACGCAGTATGACGAGGCATGGGAGCTTGCAGCCTATGAGGATCACGAGAAAGCAGCTTTGAGACTTGTACCCCGCCAAACCTACATTGGGAGGTAGGTGTGAGCAATCGGTTTGCTAGTGGCAAATTTGCGATTTCGGAATGTGATCGGTGTGGACAACGGTTTAAGCTGAAGGTTCTGAAAACCGAAATCATTAAGACAAAGCAATATAACTTGTTGGTTTGTCCTGAGTGCTGGGATCCAGATCACCCTCAGTTGCAGTTGGGAATGTGGCCTGTTGATGACCCACAGGCTTTGAGAAATCCTCGCCCAGATCGCAGTTATGTGTTGTCTGGGCCAAATGGGTTGCAGACCAATCGGAATGGCGGGACTGGGCCAGATGGGTCGGGAACAGTGGAAGGTGGTAGTCGAATCTTTCAATGGGGGTGGAATCCGGTTGGTGGTTCTTCAAGTTTTGATGCGGTTCTGACCCCAAATAACTTGGCGATGGCAGTAGAAATTGGTACAGTAGTGGTAAGCGTAACTTAAGGAACTATCATGGCAAAAATGGAATCAGACGCAATGGATAAAAAGCAAGATATTGCTTTAATCAAAAAAGCGTTTAAACAACACGATACACAAGAGCATAAAGGCGGCAAGGGTACATCTTTAAAGTTAAAAAAAGGTGGCGTTGCCAAGATGCACAAAGGCGGCAAAACTAATGACGACATGATGAGCATGGGTCGCGGTATGGCTAAAGTAGCTAACCAAAAAACCGGTATGAAAGGTTAATCATGGCTAAATTCAGCAACAAACAAATGGGTAAAGAAGTTGGCAATGCCGCCGTCTATGCTGCGCCGCACAAAGGCAGCAAAGGCATGACTATCAATGAGTTGGATGCTTCTCGTGCAGGCGGCGTTAACCGTAGCGAAGCCAAAACAGTTGATATGAGCATTGGCAACATCAGCAAATCCGCTGGTAATGAGCCTATCAAAACCGACGGTATCAAAATGCGTGGCACTGGCGCGGCTACCAAAGGCTTGATGAGTAGAGGCCCGATGGCATGAATTACACGACGTTGTATAACACGATTCAGTCGTACACGGAGAATCAGTTCCCCGATGTATACCTTGCAAGTGGGAGTACCGTATCTGCAACTACGCAGATCAATACCTTCATTACGCAGGCTGAGCAACGTATATACAACTCGGTTCAGTTTCCATCACTTCGCCGCAATGTTACTGGCTTCACATCTACAAATAATAAGTACTTAGCCTGCCCCGCTGACTTTTTATCCAGTTTTTCTATGGCTGTCGTTGCCGCAAATGGTAGCTATGAGTATTTGTTAAATAAGGATGTAAACTTTATCCGTCAGGCGTACCCACAGCCAACAGACACAGCCATTCCCAAGTACTACGCTTTGTTTGGCCCATCTTACTCAAGCAGCAATGAGTTAAGTTTTATTCTTGGCCCGACACCTGACGCTGTTTACACAATGGAGTTGCATTACTTTTATTATCCTGAGTCAATCACTACAGCAAACACATCTTGGCTGGGTGACAACTTTGATACTGTTTTGTTGTACGGTTCCCTTGTTGAGGCGTACACCTTTATGAAGGGTGAGACTGACATTATTGGCATATACGACGGTAAGTACAAAGAAGCACTTGCTCTGGCTCAACGTCTTGGTGACGGGCTTGAAAGAGGTGATGCGTACCGCAGTGGTCAATATCGTCAAGCGCCTTTGCCGCAGAATAACGGAGTGCGTTAATGGCATTCACCGGAAACTTTTCTTGTAATGTCTTCAAGACTGGGTTAATGAACGGCACGTTCAACTTCACTTCGGGGACGTTCTATATTGCGCTCTATACCAATGCAGCCACGCTTGATGCGACTACCACGGCTTATACGTCTACGGGCGAGGTTGTGGCTTCTGGGTACACGGCTGGCGGTTTGGCACTCACAATTGCGCAAACTCCGACAGTAGGCACTTCTGGTAATACAGCATACATTTCATTCAACAACGCTGTGTGGACTTCGGCTCTTACCACACGCGGGGCTTTGATTTACCAAAGTGGTGGTGGAAACCCCGCAGTTTGTGTACTGGACTTTGGCGCAGATAAGACTTCAGCAACAACATTCACGGTACAGTTCCCCGCTGTATCAAACACATCGGCAATCATAAGGATCGCATAATGTTAGTCACTACAACAAAAGGCGAAATGGATGACTCTCTACTTGAAAAGCGTGAGGGCACTGTGGACAATGACAACGAGTTAACCACATGGGTGGAATACTGGTTAGAGGGTGAACTTGTTCATCGTTCTGCCCATGTGAC